TGGTTGATCTCCAATACGGTGATGAGGTTGATTTTAAAAAGCACGACATCTATAGCATCTGGCATACCAAGCAAGGGATCGCTGGTCACCTAGACATTGATGACGAGGCTTTAAATGTTCAGTTTCCAGGAGCCCCTTATAAGTGCCGATTCCCGGTTGTCTTTGACTATCTTGGCAATTCTTACACAAGCGATTCATTAGTTGATGTGAGCGCCAGTGGCAAAGCAGACCCCGAACAACTACGTGTTGCTGCCAGCGAAGCGTTATCCGAGTCTGGTTATAACGGTCGTTTTCTTGAGCGCACGGAAATTAACGGAAACTTCATTCAAATCATTGTGGGGAGCTAGGCATGACAATCTATGGTTACACCAGAGTCAGCACAATGGAGCAGGAAACTAACACCTCTCTTAAGAGCCAGCGGTCGATTATCGAGGGTACTGCCCAGGCTAACGAAATTGAGGGGAAAATAGTTTGGTTGCAAGATGTGGGCGTTAGTGGCGCCACTGAATTTTTAATGCGCAAATCACTGGCTCCGAAGGTATTGAGAGCTGGTGATGTGATCATTGTCGCGAAGCTTGATCGGTTCTCTCGCGACCCCAGGACGTGTCTTAACGCGGTCCATGAACTCAAGCAGCGCAAGGTTAGCCTGGTCATTAATGGCCACGGAGACGTCACTTCTCCAACCAACATCATGGGAAAACTGATGCTTGAAATTATGGCCGTGTTCGCTGGCCACGAACGCGAAGTGATCGTTGAGAGGGTGACCCGAGGCCAGCGAGCTAAACGGGCGAAGGGTGGCTATGGTGGCGGTAGACCTCCCTTCGGTATGGTTTCCGAGGGTCAGGGCGTGGACAGCAAAGTGGTTGAGGATAAGGTGATGGCTGCTAAGATTTCTGATTTCAATTGGAAAAAAGGTTTGGCTAAGGATTTTTTGATCTATAGGATGGCGGGACTGCGCAAGCGAGGCATGGTCCCGAGAAAGATATCTACGTGGGTTGAAAATCGTTACTCAATAAAAATTTCTCACGTCACAGTGAAAAAGCTTACGGACCTTTTTGAAAGAACTAACCTGAATGAGCAGTGCGCAAAAGCGCAAGAATCAAAAAAGTTTGCTAAGTCTGAGATACGTCAGGCTGCGGCTGTTAAGCTTGGTCTAAATCCAAAGAGGTTTGCATAGATGTCTAAAGAAAACCCTTTCACGGATTTTATTATCAAGTATAAGGATCAACCCGTGGCCTTTGTAACGGACATCCTTAAGGTGACGCCAGACCCCTGGCAAGCGGAGTTCCTAACGGCCATACAGAGTGGCGAAAGAAGGATCTCGATCAGGAGCGGCCACGGCACCGGGAAGAGCACCGCTGCGAGCTGGGCAATGCTCTGGTACTTGTTGTTCCGTTATCCCGTGAAAGTAGTGGTGACAGCGCCAACCAGCGGACAGATGTTTGACGCATTGTTCGCGGAATTAAAACGCTGGGTCAACGAGCTCCCGGCTCCGCTAAAAGAAATCCTAGACGTGAAGAGTGACCGGATCAGTCACAAGGCGGCGCCGAGTGAGGCTTTTTGCGTTTGCCGCGTTGCTAGACCAGAAACGCCGGAGGCGCTGGCAGGAATTCACTCATCCAATGTTTTACTAATTGCTGATGAAGCCAGCGCCGTGAGCCAAAAGGTATTTGAAGCTGCCGCCGGAAGCATGAGCGGTGAGAACGCCTGTACGGTATTGTTAGGCAACCCCACCAGAAGCAGCGGATTTTTCTTCGACACGCACCATCGGCAAGCAGATCAGTGGTGGACCAGGCGAGTTAGTTGTGTTGATTCTCCAAGGGTGTCTGATGATTACGTTAAGGAAATGGCCATTCGATACGGGGAAGACTCTAATCAATTCCGCGTTCGCGTGCTTGGCCAATTCCCGCTTACGGATGATGATACAGCCATCAGCCTCGATTTGGTTGAGAGTGCTCAAGATCGTGACGTGGTGATCACAGAAAACGAACCCATCCTTTGGGGACTTGACGTTGCGCGATACGGATCAGCGAGCAGTGTTCTCTGCAAGCGCCAGGGCAGGAAGGTGCTGGCGATCACAAAACTGGCATCAAATTTAGATTTAATGCAATTGACGGGAGCCGTCGTAGCAGAATTTGAGAGCTGCCAACCCAGGAGTCAACCCCAACAAATTTGTGTCGATTCGATCGGCGTGGGTGGCGGCGTCTGCGACAGACTTAGGGAGCTCGGATTACCGGCGATGGGTATCAATACCAGCGAGGCGCCATCCTTGCGCGGCACGTATTTAAACCTACGGGCTGAACTCTGGTTCAAGCTTAAGGGTTGGCTCGAGACGAGGGAGGTTAGCCTCCCTAAGAACGATACCCTCTTGGCCGAACTGGTCGCGGTGAAATATAAATACACCAGTAGCGGCAAGATGCAACTCGAGTCGAAATCTGAAATGCAAAAGCGCGGAGTGGCGTCCCCTGATCACGGTGATGCCCTGGTACTGACCTTCGCGATTGAAGGAATCACTGCCATGCATGGATCATCGTTCAGTAGCGATTGGTCAAGACCAATTCCACGGAATCTGAATATGACCTGAGACGTTGTAAAATAGAAGACTACCTAACATCCCAGATATGGGGAGAGTAGCTTCTATGGCACAACCGGAAACAAAACCCTACCGAAGAGGTCCAGCCGGGCTTCAAGAAGCGAGTGCCGACGTTGCCGCGATGTTGGCGTCCGATAAGAAGAAGAGCCCTAAGCCAAAAAAGAAAAAGAAGTAGCCAGTGGTTTCTCCCATTGGGATTTTAAGTAAGTTAGCAAAGCCAGCGGCTGGAATAGCTGCCGGGGCTGCTCTGACTCCAGAAGAAGCGGAAGCTGGGTTTTTAACTTCGATCCCTAACTTGATTAGAACGGGGATGCTCAACCCAATTTATACTGAAAACCCTACTCAGTTAAAAAAAGCGATGAACAAGTACGACAAAGCAATGCGAGAGAGCACTGCTTTCAGGGCGAGAGAAAAGCTCCGATCTGATATTGAAAATCAAACGACCAGCTTAGACATTGGCGAGAGGAAAATTCTCGACCCTAACGACTTAATAGGAAAAGTCGGTGTTCCTGTTGTTGGTGACCCAAGCGTGACAGGAAAGAAGCTGCAAACAATTGGAGGCGTTGATCTAGATAGCCCTATAGAGATTGAAGGCGGCTCTAACTTTCCACTGCGTTATGAGGATCAAGGCTACGGCTGGGCGTCGATGAAAACCGCCGCTGACAAAAAACAGACTAACTTTTTAAACGCGCAAAAGATAACTGACGGTTCTGATCCTGTAGGAATTTTTTCTGCGATGGGCAGAGACTCTCTCAATTTTAGCACTCCAATTGCTAACGCGATGTATTCTCAAGCCATCAAATTACCTTTAGCAAAAGCCGATGTAATAGAGTTTGATCGGAATGTCCGCTATGGCCCAAAAAACTCAAAAGCAAAAGAGCCAAAAGGAATTAGTAGATGGGTAGGTCTAAATGATCCCGATGCATTAGATCAACTTCTTGGCGAGGGTAAATACCAAAGAGAAGGATCAGGAGAGCTTAGAAAATATTTTGTCGAAGTGATGGAGTCGGCTAAATTTCGAGATCGAGGTTTCCCACTAAAAGAAGACGTTTACGCAGAAGCTATTCAGCCAGAATTACAGTCTGCCCAAATTGGGGACGCTGGGTTTTCTATATTTGATGCAGTGCCAGGTTCTCAAACCTTTCAAAAAGAAGGTGTTCACAAATCTTACGACACGGTAATACCAGGGACATACCTTGGAGGGTTGGAGCAAAATATTCCTTCAAGGGTTATGTTTCCGAAGGCGTATGAGGATCTAGACGCAAGAAAAAATAAAAAAAACGAGCCGTTCACAGAAAGCGAGAAAACAGGCTCTTTAGTAATGCGTAACGACCTCTACCAGCCACTAGATGAACAGTGGGCCGAAGGCGTATCTGATTATATGCGAGGACAGAAAGGCTCAATCGATCCCAGGTTAGCCGCTGGCCTTGCAGCAACATCAGCCGCAGCCCCAACCCTAGCAGACCAGGGCGCGGGGATAATGGACTTCTTGGCTAACGCAGCCCAGGGCGCTATAGCGCCGATTGCTAACGCCCCGAACACGATCATCCAAGCTCTTACGAGCGATCGGTCTAACGATCAGCTTAAAGCTGACCGGGACCAGCGCCTAGATCAGAACGACTACCAACTAAGAACCGACCTGGGTCAGCAATATACGCAGAACGCTCTTCAGTCGGTCGGCGGAATTATGCAGTATCTGCAAGACCAGGCAGAGCAAAGCCGAATTTTAGATGCTGCAAAGAACAGCCGAATCCTGCAAACAATCCCTAACGCCTTTAATCAAATTCCCGAGCGCGGTCGCATTGTCGGCAATGCCTTATTGGATAGCTTTTTATGAGTGAACTTGAACTAGTGAACGACAATTACGAGGAATCTAATACTGATTCTGAGGTCAGCCAAGAGCTTCAGGCCACGGTAATCATGGCCATCGAGGATGCGGTCGATTTTATCGACAACACGATGAGCCCAAAGCGAGCCGAAGCCATGCGCTACTACAATGGTGAGGCCCTGGGAAATGAGCAGGAAGGCAGGAGCACAGCTCAATCGCTCGATGTTCGCGACACGGTACAGCAAATGCTGCCGTCCTTAATTCGTATATTTTGTGGCAGCGAGCAGCCGGTCGAGTACGCACCCAGGGGCGCCGAGGATGTCGAAACTGCAAAACAGGCGACCGATTACGTTAACTACCTGCTTACCAATAACCAGGACGAGAGCTTCATACAAATTCT